TCGCATGCTCTACCAACTGAGCTACCTGGGCTCGCGCGGACGCGATGTGTCGGGCTTATAGAAAGCGCGCAACGACTTGTCCAGACCCGCTAGGGTGGCGAATCCTGTAACGCGACAGATCACATGTAACGCGACAGATCAGATGGCCCAGGCGGGTTTAGGTGGGATTGCGCGGGATTGAGTGGTCATAGGGCCCGGAAAAGCGGGCGATGGCGCATTCCGCAGGGCTTTGATGCGGTATGCGCCGCGACAGATCAAATGGCCTAAAATCTTGCGCGGCGCGGCGCCTAGTAAATCAAAAAAGCCCGAAAAAGCGGGAGTTAAAGCTTGGCCTGGCACGCGAACTCGGAAGTCAGCGCCGATCGAGAGTGCAAGGATCAAAGCAGCGGAAACGTCCAAACATCTAAGGAGAGCGCCCAGTCTGAAACAGTCTAGTATACTTGTAAACTAGGAATTGGAATGGGCTTCTAAGGGCGGTCCGGGCCGATCGGAATTCCGCAAAGCGCCCGAAGTGGACTTTGGCAGTATGCACTTAACTTAGCAAGCCGCATAAAAATCAGGCAGCGCGCCGGTTCCACAGGTGGCGCAGACGTAGACTCGACAAAAAATAGCGAATCGGCTCACCATCCTCGCGCCGATCTTCACAGGATCGAGAGCGCCTCTCTCGGCAACCTTGCGCCATCGGCAAGCCCACGATCAGTTAGCTAAGCGCAGGCGAATCGCTGGCGCAAACGCAGGCGGATAAGGCACGTGGGGGCTACCGGAAGCGGTCTAGAACGCGGATGGTGGGCCGATAGAGACCTGCGAGCGACGGCTCATTCGCAACGCGTGACGTGAACGCTTCCCTTTAAGGGTCGAGCCGGCGTGATCCGAGGTCAACGAGCTATGCGCTCACAACCTCGTAGCAAGGCGAAGTGAAGGTTGATCTAGCTGCCTGCCTATGGCCGGTTGTCTGGTTAATCAGCCTTTTCGTTTGAACCACGGCGGGAGCCTTCGGGCTCCCGTTTCTCTTTCACAGGTAGCCTGCGCTTCTTCAGACTCGCGCCTGCGTCCTTCTTTGGCTTAGGCTGAGGCGAGGTTGCAAGGTTACGTTTCGAAGCTGCATCCTCACGCTGCGCGATTTCAACCTTGGAAAGAGAGGGCTGTCGTGTCAAAGCGCGATCCATTGAAACGGCTTATCAAGAAGTACCCTCCGCCTGAAGACCTGGAGGGAATCATGGGGAGACTGTCCTCAGAATCTGATCGTAGCGCAGCGATTATAGCGGCTGGAATTTTAGAGGGGCTTCTCGAACGGATAATCATATACCGTCTTGCGAATAAGGATCCAAATCTAATCGGAAAGCTCTTTAACAACCGCGGTCCTCTATCTGATTTCCACTCAAAAATACTTATAGCAAGCGCATTAGGGATAATCTCGCAGCTATGCGAGAATGACATGCACCGAGTTAAAGCTATTAGGAATGTTTTTGCTCACGCCGTAAACCAAGTAACATTTGACACGCCTGAGATAGCTACGGAAATTGACGAGATAAATATCATAAACGTCATGTATAGAGCGAAGCCAGACGGCAGAGATGGAATGAAAAAACTAAACAATAAGAGCGCTTATATCCTTGCTGTCAACTTAATGTGTATTGCCTATGACGGCTTCCACCAAAAGGCTGGAGGGAGCCCAATCATAACTTATTATTCCGACTCTCAACCGCGCGAACGCGGCACATTTCATCAAAAATCGTAGCTACAATTTCACACTCAATATTACTAGCCTTCAATAATATTTCCCCATTTCTCTTTAACTTTAGCTTCAAAAGCATCGAAATTCGATAGTCTTGAAAGCGTGGATGTTAGTGAAATAGTACGGATAGCACCTAGAAATATGCAAATCTGCCCTAATGTTAGACTAAATATTGATAAGTAACGCGGTAAAGAGCCTACCGAGATTATGCCTGCTATCTTTTCTTTTTCCAAATCAAATGCGCGCATCAGCGCAGATAACTTGCTTGCGGTGCTGATATCGATAAACGTACAAGACAGCTGTATGAGAACTATGCCCATCGAATAGTAAGCTATACTAAACATCATAACCCGAGCGGTTTTTGCTATTGTCATTATAACATCTTCTCTCATGCCCACGATGCTTTTATATTCCGCTATAGCCTTGTCTCTCCGTTTTAAGATAGATGCGTCGCGTCTTTTAGAGAACCAAAACTCAATACCTGTCTGATTTTTATTTATAAAATAGGTGGATATAACGCCGATTACGAGGCTAATGGGAACAGCTATGTAGTTGGGGATGTCCGACATCACTTTCACCCCTTAAGAGTTGCACGCATCTGCGAATCACTCTCGTTCAGGCTTCACAACATATCCGGCGCAGGCTGGGTTTGCCAATTACGCTGCTTATGGACAAATAAACTCTCCGGAGACGTTATTCATTACAAATACACTTGCATAGGTCGGGACAATTCGCGCGATTAAGTTGCTCGATCTGAGAGACGCCGCTTCGGGTCACAATCGGAAATTCAAAATAACCCACCACCGCCGCGCCCTGTTGGCTTTGCCTATGCCAAGAAAATAGGTGTCGTTCTCGGTGTGCGCCTCACGGATAATCCGGTCGATACAAGACCAAGAGTCTCTATTCGACTCCATAAAAAGAAGGGCGGGGATCGATTCCGAACATCCTGGCCTGGATCACAATCGATTGTCCCACCATATCACGCGGCCGATGATCTTGAGGCGCTTGAGGTCGGGGCCGCGCATAATTTCGGGACTATATTTTCGATTGTCGCTGGTCGCGACAATCTCCTTGCCGACACGGCTTAGGCGCTTCACGCGCAAATGGTCCTCCTGTAGGAAGACGAAAATATCGAGGTCGCCAGAGGCCTTCGGAGCCATCCTCGGCAGCTCCGCTTCACTCTCATTCACGAGGAGTAACGCCTTGTCGTCGAAGGTCGGCCACATGCTATCGCCAGACGCGCGCATGAAGCTCACCTTGGCGCCCGGCGCCGCGAGCTTATGCAGCATCCAGAGCGGGAACGGCAGTGTCGCTTTGGCCGCGTGTATTTGATTGACCGATCCGGCGCCGGCTGCGGCTCTTACGTCGAGCTTGGGAACGCTGGCCACATCGAGCGGTGCCGCCTTCTCGCGATGGCTGGGCTTTGCGAGTCGCGTCGGCGTCGGATCGTCGCTCGTTCCCGCCAAATAGCTCATTGAGACATTCAGCCTAGTCGCGAGCTTCAGCAGCGTATCCGACCCCGGATCATTCGCGCCGCGCGCGAGCCGCGCCAAGGTCGTCGCGGGTATGTCGAGGTCCGAGGCGGCGGCGGCGTAGGAAGGATATTTCGCCAATAGGCCTTTGAGCCGCGCGGGAAAATCAACCAAGTTCGGTTCATCTTGGCCGATCATGCGCTTGAGCCAACCAAACTTGATTGACAGCCGCCCAAAGCTCTGCAATCTTCGACCAACATTGGTCCAAGCGAACGGGGCGGGTCCTTGCAGGCAAGCGAAATAAAATGCGGGTGGGATCGATATGCGATCCGAGCCGAGATTAGCCGTCGCGGATCAAGTTTGGCTGAAATCGGCCGCGGCGTTGGCCTGCGTCGGACCACGATGGTGTGGGCGTTCATCCACCCGCATCTGCGAGCGAACCAGGCCATCGCCGAATTTCTCGGCGTGCCGCTCAACGAGCTTTGGCCGCAGTGGTTCGACTCGGACGGCAAGCTGATCTCCCGTGAGGCGACCCCTCGCCCGGAAATCAAGCGTATCCCGCGCCGTTCTAGTCCGTCCAGACCTCGCAAGAGGGCGGCTTAAGACATGGTTAACCACCACATCGGGCGGTCTTTCCCCTTGCTCCCGCCCGATTGCGCGGCGGCCGTGTTCCCGGCCTCCCACAGGCTTCTCCGGCCGCCGCGCTTTTTCCTTCCCGATGGAGATTTCCACGATGTCGCATAAGGAGCTGCTTAAGCAGGGTCTACGCCGTCAACTGGCGGATGGAAAAACACTCGCCGACATCATCGTAGAGTTGTCGTTAGGGCTGCTCGTCGATGTCGACGCGGGCGAGCTCAGCACATCCGAAGCTCTGGCGATTTTCAACCTTTACCAAAAGGCGCTGCGGGATATGGCGAAGGATGAGGGTCGCGCACTATGACCTCCGCGCAGACCGTCAAAATCGCGCAAATCGACGCATCGGGACGAAAGCGTCCAGTCGATCCGATCCGCGTCGAATTTTATAGATCGATTGCGGACCAGCGGCTCGCCGAAGGCCTCTCGCCACTCGTGCAACCGATCGTCATCCGCTCCGTTGGCGATGGTTATAAGCTCACGACCGGCGGCCATCGGCTTGAGGTGCTCAGGGGCCTGGGAAGAGAGACGTTGGTCATCGGCGTCGACGTCGTCATTCGCGACGAAGACGAGGAGGGCGCTCGCGCTTCCGAGATTTTCGAGAACATCGGCAACGCCGGGCTGACGGCGCTCGATCGCGCGATTTTTATCGCCGAAGCGAAGGATATTTACAACAAAACACGTCTGAAAATCAGGCAGTCAAAACGGAAAGATATTCAAGTTCAATTCGATAAAGAGAGTCCGGAAACCGGACTCTTTCTGTCTGAGAGATTTACGGATCAGGTCGCGAAGAGGGTCAATCTCGGTCGGTCGCAGATTTTCGAAGCCCTCGCGATCGCCAAGGCACTCAATCCTGAGGTCATCCCGCAGCTGCGCGGAACGACGATCGAGGACAATCAGAACGAACTGAAACAACTCGCCGCACTCGATGGTGGACATCAGCGCAAGGCCGTCGCCTCGATCTTACGCGGCGAGGTCAAGACAGTCGCTCAGGCGCGCGTCGCGATTGGCGTCGACAAGCCCAAGGCAGACGATCAGCAAGCGCGCATCTACGCCGACCTGCTCGATCGTTGGTCGAAGGCCAGCAACAAGACCAAGCGGCAATTCATGGCCGACGTCGGACTCGTCTACGCCGACAAGGACGAGAAGGCCTGATCGATGCGCGACTGGCTCTCGGCACAAAATCTCGCATCGCTCGCGCTTCCGGGCCTTCCGGCCACGGAGCGCGGCTGGCGTGACTATGCCGAGCGCGAGGGCTGGCTTGCGCAAAAGGACAAGGTGCGGGCGCGCCGGGGTCGCGGCGGCGGACTGGAATTCCACATCGATCTTCTGCCGTCCGCGACTCTCGCCGCCTATGTCGCGAAACATGTCGGCGCCGTCGATCTCAAGGCGGAATGTTTTGCGCCACTCGAAACGTCGGAGGCGCAGGACGCGCAACTCACGCTTCCCGCGGCTGAATCCCGCGACGCCCGTCTCGCACTGCTCGCCGCCGCCGATCGGCTCGCGCGCGACGGCAATCTGTCGCGAACAACCGCCGACCGCCTATTTGTCGCACGCTACAACCTCGCCAAGATCGACGTTGAAACATGGGTGCGCCAGGCGTGCCCGAAGATCTCGCCGCGCTCGCTGCGCCGCTGGCGGAGTCTCAAGTCATACCAAGGAATTTCACGGCTCGGCGTCGATAAGGGCGCCGCGCGTAGGGGTAAGGGTGCTCTCGAGTCCGGCGAGCAGGGAAAGATAAGAGCGTTCCTGCTCGCCGCCATCGCAAAACAGCCGCATCTGACGAGCGATCATCTCAAAGCGCTTTGCGAAGATAAATTTCCGTCGATCAAAGGCGTCTCGCTGCGATCGTTCCAGCGCCTGCGCGCCAAGATCGAGCGGGAGGACAAGGTTCTCCTCACCAAGGCGACGAATCCAGACGCCTTCAAGAGCAAATACAGGCTCACCGGCTCAAACTCGCATCCCGTGTCGCGGCTCAACGAGCTTTGGCAGATCGACGCTTCGCCGGCAGACGTCATGTGCGTCGATGGTCGCCATTCGGTCTATCTCTGCGTCGACATCTTCTCGCGTCGCCTTATCGTTTACGTCTCCAAGACGCCGCGCGCCGAGGCTGTGGCGCTGCTGATCCGCCGGGCGATCCTCGCCTGGGGCGTTCCCGAGCGCGTTCACACTGACAATGGCTCGGATTTCACCGCCAAGAGCACGCAACGCCTGTTCGCCGCGCTTGGCATAGAAGTCGAGCTGTCGCGGCCCTTCCAGCCGCAGGAAAAAGGCCATGTCGAACGCGCGGTGCGCACCTTTCAGCATGATCTTGCGCCGCTGATCGCAGGCTTTATCGGCCACAACGTCGCCGATCGAAAGGTGATCGAAGAGCGCCGGGCATTCTCGCAACGGCTCGGCCTCGACGACGCCGGCGCGATGAAGCCTCAATACGCCGGCGCGGAGCTACAGGCGATCTGTGACGAATGGGCCGGGGGGCGCTATGCCAATCGTCCGCACGGCGGCTTGAATGGAGCGACTCCATCCGAGATGGCCGCCGCGTTCGACGGCGTCGTGCGTCGCATCGACGATGTCCGCGCGCTCGATTTGCTGCTCGCGCCGATCGCCGGCGGCGACGGCACGCGCATCGTCACCAAGAAGGGCGTGCGCATCGATCACTCCTACTATCTGGCGCCGAACGTCATGCCTGAAACGCGCGTCTTCGTGCGTATGGACCCGGAGGACATGGGGCGCGCCTGGCTCTTCTCCGAGGACGGCGCGGAATTTTTGGGGGAAGCAATCTGCCCCGAGCTTGCCGGAATCGATCCCAAGGCGGCGGTCATGGAAGCGCGCACGCAGCAGAAACGTCTGCTCGAAGAAAGCGCCGCGCAGTTGCGGTCCGACATGCGGCAGATCAAGCCGCGCGACATGGTCGACGTGATTGTCCGCAAGGCCGCGAAGGACGCCGGCAAACTCGTCGAATTTCCGAAGCGTCACGAGAGCTACACGACGCGGGGGCTTGAGGCCGCCGGCGAGGCGGCCGGAAGCGTCCAAGCGCCTCCGCTTCCGATTTCCGATCAATTTGTCGACGCAAGATCGGAAGTCGCCCCCGTTCATCAGCTCCCTGAAACGCGCCAGCAGCGATTCCGCCGCGCGCGCGAGCTGGAAGCGCGTCTCGAAAACAATGAGCGTCTCTCAAACAAAGAGGCGTTGTGGCTCGGCGGCTACCAAGCCGGCGCCGAATATCACGCGATGAAGGAGATGTTCGAGGAATTCGGCGAAGCCGCGTTGCGGTGAGTTCCGCCGCTCGACTGGGGCGAATGCGTTGAGTGCGTTCGAAAAAGCGAGAGGCGCGCCGCTGGTAACGGCGCGCCTCTCAAGGACAGAAATAATCAGACGAGGACATAATGTCAGACGCCATTCCGAAAATCAAACCGCCGCCGCCAAGAACGGGTTCAGCGAATTTCGCGGCGCTTAAAAACGTCTCAGGCTTTCGGGAGCTGGTGGCGCGAGTCACCGATCGAGCGCCGAGCCTTCCTAACATCGGCGTGATGCATGGCCGCTCTGGCGACGGCAAGACCTATGCGTCGATCTACGCGCAGAACAAGACGCGCGCCATCCGCGTCGAGGTCGGCGACACCTGGACCCGCAAGACGCTGCTGACGGCGATCCTGCGCGAGGGCGGCGTCGCGCGCCCGCAGGGCTCAATTCCGGAACTTGCGGAACAGGCGATCGCCATGCTCGCCGAAGAGCCCAAGCGCCCGCTGTTCATCGACGAGGCCGACAAGGTCGTCGACAAGGGCTACGCGGAACTCATGCGCGAGATCGCGATGAGCAGCAACGTGCCTGTGCTGCTCATCGGCGAAGAGGCGCTGCCGCAGAAGCTCGCAAGGATCGAGCGTCTTCACAACCGCGTGCTCGCCTGGTTCGGGGCCGAGCCCTGCGATCTCGAAGACGCGCGCAAGCTCGCCGATCTGCTGCTGCCGGTCGCGATTGGCGACGATCTGTTGGAAGACATCCGCATCCAGGGCGACGGCCGCGCGCGGCGCATCGCCACTTCACTCGATGGCGTCTCGCAATGGGCGCGCAACGCCGGCGCGAAGGAGGTGACGCGCGCCAATTACGCGGGCCCGATCTACACCGGCGAGCCGCCAAAGGCCCGCGCTTCACGGCTCATCGTCGCGCGCAGCGCCAAGAGCGGGAGGGCGGCTTGACTGATTTAGACAAAATGAACCGAGAAAGGCGTGCCCTTAAAGAGGCTCATCGAAAGGACGAAGACCGAGCCATGGCAAGCGCAATGCGCTACGCCCAAAAACTCGTGCTCACCCCCAGCGATTTGCTGATGAAGGAGACGGCAGAGGCGAAAGCGCAGCTCGAAGCGCTTCAGATTTTGGCCGACAGGGTTTCTGACTCCATCAATCGACTTGTCTTCCACATAACAGCGCTTCGCGCCGGGTGGAGTGACGAATGACCCGCAAGCCCATCCATATCGAAGTCGCCATGCCCTCCGGGCCGGCGCACTACTGGCGCGCGATGATTGCGCGGCCAAAGGGTTTCACCATTCGCGAGATCGCGCTCTGCGCTGAGGGCGTCGCCTATACGACGGTCAAGCGCTATGTCTGGTTTCTCACGCGCGAAGGCTATGTCGTGCGCGTCGGCGCAAAGCGCGACGGCTATGCGCTGCAGGCTGTCTATGCCGTCAAGAAGCGCCAGACGAAGACGCCGATCGAGCGCCCGAACCCGCAACGCGCGCCGCTGACCGCCCGCGAGGCGATGTGGAACGCCATGCGCGCTCTTGAGCAATTCACCGCGCGGGAGCTTTGCGTCAGCGCCTCGACCGAGGAACGCCCGGTCTCGCAACGCTCGGCCAATCTCTACATTCAGAAACTCGTCGCGGTCGGCGTGCTGCAGGTCTTGGAACGGCCGCAAAAGGCGCTGGGCAAGGCCGGAGATACGCCTCTTGGCACGACCGCCGGCCGCTATCGGCTGGTCAAATCCGCCAACACCGGCCCGCTGGCGCCCAAACTCTGCGTCGCGGGTTTCGTATTCGATCCCAACTGCAATCGCGTCCTCGGCGACGCCGTCGTTTCGGAGCTGCGCGCATGAGCACGGCCGTTAAGGTTAATTCTTTACCATCAAAATTAACCACTGACTTTCTCGCCAGCGCTCGCGAAGCATGGGGCGACGCGTTGCCAGATTGGGTCGAAGAGCTGGCGAAATTCGCGACGGCGACCTCGGGCGTTACAGCGGCGAAGCGGATCGGCATGTCCCGTTCGGTCGTCACCAGCGTCTGCAGGGCGCGCTATTCGGGCGTTCTCGCGGCCGTCGAGGCGCGTGTGCGTGGCGCCCTGATGAATGAAAACGTCGACTGTCCCGTGCTCGGCGAGATCGGCCGCGATTATTGCCTCGACGAGCAAAAGAAACGCCACGTCGGCTCGAGCGCTGTTCGCACTGCGCTCTTTCACGCCTGCCGAAGCGCTTGTCAGCACTCGCGCCTCAAAAGCAATGGAGGGCATGATGCGTGAGCTTCATCTTTCCGCCGACATCGGGGCCATCGCCGAGATGATGCGCCGTTTCCAGCTGGGAGGCCTTCATATGAACCCGCAGAACTGTGGGTTCATCGCTGGCGCGCTCGACAAGCTCGCTTTCGAGGCGCGCACGCTGGAGGCCGATCTCGCGCGCGAGGAGAGTTGGCGCAAGGCCGCCGACGCTCGTATCGAGGCGCTGACGACTCCCGACCATGTCGCCAAAGCCCGGCGAGAGATCGCGATCCATGAGGGCCGCCGCGCCGGCGTTGTCGTCGATCTGCGTCCCTATCTCGACCGCGAATGGCCAGAACCCGCGAGCGGTGGCTCCGACCGCCTGCCGGAAGAGACCGTCGCCGCTGTTGCGAGCGACGGCGGAAATGGAGACGCGGCATGAGAGCGCAGGTCCAAATCGCCGACATCCTGGACGTCGTCTGCAGTCGTTACGGCGTTCGGCCCGAGGAGATCAAGAGTCCGCGGCGCAAGACGGAGCTGAAGACGCCGCGGCAGATCGCCATGTATCTTTCAGACAGGCTCGCGCAACGAAATCTGGTGCAGATCGGCGCGGCGCTTCTTCGCGATCGCACGACCGTGCTGCACGGCGTTCGCAAAATCGAGGCGATGCTCGAAGAAGACGCGGCGCTGCGCGCGACGGTCGGAGAGCTGGAGATTGAGGCGCTCGCGATCGCAGGTCTTCGTGCGCAGGGCGTGTTGCCGCAGCGCACGACCGTCGATGCGTTCCTGCTCGCTGAAAAGATCGTTCGCTCCGGCGATCGCTTCGCCATTCAAGTTTCGGTCGAGGAGACGCGCGCGCTGGCCGAGGCGCTTTTGGCGCAGCGCGCGGCGCAGGAAGCGCCTTGCGACGAAGAACAGCCCTGCGAAGGGGATGACGACCGAGAACCAACAAGCGCTCCGACTGCACCAGCAATGCTCGATGCTCCGATTCCACTGCCGCCGACGCTCACCGAAATCGCTCATGATTTCCTCGCCGCTGAAGCGGCCTATCGGCGACGCCCATCACTCAACGTGAAGGCGGCGCGCGAGCGGGCGATCGCGCCACTGCGCATGCATGCCGACGAGTCCGCCGTCGCCGCGCTGCTCAACGCCTATGACGCGCTTGTCAGAGCCGAATATTCGCTCGGTGAGCGCGACGCGCAGGAACGCTTCCAAGCCGCCGTAAAAGCCCTTTCAAGACGCCTCTCAGAACTCGTTAAGGAGCCCGCCAGTGTCGAAATCGCCCAAGGTTAAAACGCGCGCCGCCAATGTGCCTGTGCCACAGTCGCGCGAAGAGCTGCGAGATTTCATTCACAGGATCGGCGTAGCTCAACGAAAGATAGACCGCATCAACTGCACTCTGTGCGATGCAATCGCAACGGCGAAAGTCGACGCCGAGCGCGAGGCGGATCCTTTCGTCGATGAGGTTGCGCAACTTACCGAGGGAGCGCGGGTCTATTGCGAGGCACATCGCGACGAGCTCACCAACGATCGGAAGGTCAAACACTTCGAGACGGGCGCCGGCCTCATCGAATGGCGCTTTCGCCCGCCGAGTGTCCGCCTCAAGCCCGGATGGACCGCAGAACGCGCGATTGATCTCCTGAAACGCCTCAAGCTTAAAAAATATGTGCGCGTCTCCGAGACGATCAACAAGGAGGCGCTACGCGAAGCGCCAGTCAAGGACACGCACCGCGTCGTCGAAGCCTTTTCGATCGGCTCGGCCGGAGAGGAATTCATTGTCACGCCGCTCGACGCCGAGATCAAGGGAGCGGCTGAATGAACACGCCCGCGAAAGGCTCGTCGATCGAGATCGTGGTCGCCGACAACGCAGGACGAGAAGAAGTCCTTCGTGGCGTGCTGCTTGGCCGATTCGACGGCGATCATGTCGAAGTAAAATTCGACGATCTGCCCTTCAAAGCCATCGTCGATCGGCGTCTCGTGCGCAAGCTGCAGGCGGAAGGAGAGGCGTCATGAAGATCAATCTGCGCAAGACGCAGCTGGCCGCCCGCTATGCGCTATGGCTGGCGCTGTTCCTCCTCATCAGCGTCCCGGCGCTGGCGTTCGACGCGATCGCCGCCGTCGCGCGGCGCATCGCCGATCGGCTTTGCGATGTGGCCGATTTCGCCGTCGTTCGCGGAAGGAAACTACGGGAGCAACTGCAATGACCACGGCCGCGCAGACTCGCGCCATCCACGCCCTGCTGCGGCAGATCCCGCACTACACGGACGATGACTATCGCGCGCTGTTGAAGCGCGAGTTCCGCGGCGTCTCCTCGTCGTCGCACCTTTCCCAGGTCCAGGCCGCGAAGCTCATCGAGATCCTGAAAGTGCTTGCGGGCCAGCACCCGGAGGTGAAACGCGGGAGCGCGTCGTCGCGCCGCCCGGCCGAGACGGTCACCGGCCCCTATGGCGCGAAACTGCAGGCGTTGTGGATCTCGGCGTTCAATCTCGGCATCGTGGACAATCGCGACGATCGCGCGCTGATCGCCTTTATCGAACGGCAGACGAAGATCGCGCATCCGCGCTGGCTCAACGAGCACAAGGACGCGAAGAAGGCGATCGAGGCCCTGAAGGATTGGATCGAGCGCGAAGCCAAAGTCGAATGGCCGAGCGAATCCCAGGCGCACAAGCGGGGGATGGATGTGAGCATCGCCTCCAAGCGGGCGGTGATCGCGGCGCAGGCGGCGCGGCTTGCCGACGTCGAGCCCTTCAATCTCGACGATTTCGTCAATGGCTACATCATTTCGAACAAGATCTCGGGATTCAGCATCGGCGCGCTGAGCGACCGCCATCTCGACAGCCTGATCGGACTTCTTGGCGCGCGGCTGCGCAAGCGCGTCAAAGCCAAGAAGGAAGCGGCGTGATGGCCCGTAAGCTGCACCGCCGCGCGGCCAGAAACTGCCGAAGCTCAACCCGCCGGCGCGCCGCGAAGGCGGGATCCTAAAGATTGCGGCATGACCGACGCCCTGCAGCTCGATTTCTTCAAGCGCGCAGCCGCCAAGCGGCCCGCGATGATGAGTTTCACCGATCGCGGCTGGAACGGGCGCGGCGAGCAGATCGCTCTGTTCAAATGTCCGCGGTGCGGAAGTCACAGCCCCTGGATCAGCGTCGCGTCGCACGAAGAGGAGCTGAGAGGCGTCCCCTGTCCGAAATGCAACAAGGAGCGCGCGCGATGACCGCCGAGCACGACCGCATCGTCACGGTGATGACGGGAGACGAACGTGACGCCGTCGGATAAGGAGCTGCGCCGTCTCGAACTCTTTCCGACGCCGCCCTGGGCGACGCGCGCGCTGTTTGAATTCGTGCTGCCCATGATCTACGGCGAGCGCGGCCCCATACGTATTGAGAGCTGCCGGGAGCCTGCCGCGGGCCTCGGCCACATGGCCGAGACCATCAAGGAATATTGCGCCCATGTGCTGATGAGCGACGTCGCAGATTATCCGCTCGAAGACGGCTCGCGAATGAGTGAGCACGGACTCGTGGTTGAGGATTTCGTTGATGCGTCGGATGAAACGTCGGCGGAGGGATGCGAGTGGTATATCACCAATCCGCCTTTTAAAGAGACTGAGGAATTTCTTCGACGCGCTTTGAAACTGGCTTCAAGGGGCGTGGCGCTGTTGCAAAAGCAGACCTTTCAGACGGGCGGCGAGCGCTACCGCGAGGTCTATGTCGAAAGTCCGCCCGATCTCGTGGCGCAATTTGCCGAGCGCGTGCCGATGTGCCTTGGCGGTTATGACCCGCGCGCCTCCAGTGACATGGACTACGCCTGGTTTATCTGGCTTACGCCGGGCGAACGGCGTTTGTTCTGCAACTGGCTCAATCAACGTCGCGTCAATGCGCCAACCGGCTGGCTCGATGTGCTGCTCATCCCGCCCGGCCAGCGCGAAGCCTATTTTCGCGAGAGGGATCTCGAACTCGCCGAAAAGCGCCGGCTTCCCGGCTGGATTCCAAATCAGAAAATCAGAAAGCTGCGCCGCCTTATTCATGCCGAGCGTGACGCACGCATGATGGGAGGGAAGTCGTGAAAGCCGACGTCTCTCATCTGCCGCCGCTCCTCGCCGAGATCGCCGAAGTGGCGGGACCTGTGGCGGCGGTGCAATTGGCGAAGGCCAAGGGCGGAACCGAGTGCTACATACCCGCCCGCGCGCCGGATGATCACTGGCTCGTGCAATGCGTCGGACGCGAGGCGGCCGACAAGCTCTGCGCGCATTTCGTCGCGGCGATCGAAAGCGACTCGGGCAGATCCCGGCATGGCGTGAAGATACTGCTGCCGCTCGGCGATTCGGGAACGGCCGCCGACGCGCGCCGCCGCGCCCGCGAAGCGCTCGACAATGGCGCGAGTCTCAGTGAAGCTGCGCGGCGCTCCGGCCTGCACCAGCGCACGGTGCAAAACATTCGCGCCCGCATGAAGGACAGGCGGCAAGGCTCGCTGTTCTAAACAAAAAAGAGCGGCCGACAGAAAGTCTTCGGGGCCAATTCGGGACGCGCTCGCGCGTAGCGTTCCGACCATGAAATCCTATCTCGAAATCATCGGCGCGTTCATCGCCGTTAGTTCGCTCGCGGTCGCGGCGATGTGGTTCACGCCCGCCAAGGCCGATCCGCTATCGGATTTCCTCGAGGCGATCTTCGAACAGCAGGCCAGCCTGCCGCCCTTCAATGCACACTGGCGACGGATCCATGTGCGGCCAATCGAAGGGCCCGCTGGCGCCGCTCCGGCCGGCTCCATGCTCGCGTCATACTATGGCGGCGGCGCGCATGAAGGCCTCAACGCCTACACCGCATGTGGCGCGCGCTTCAATCCATGGGGCCTGACGGCGGCGCATCGCTCGCTTCGTTGCGGCGTGAAGCTGCTCATTTCGCGCGGCGCGCGCGCCGTCGTCGTCACCGTCAATGATCGCGGTCCTGCCGCCTGGACCGGCCGCTCTCTCGACATCTCGCGCGGCGCGGCCATGCGCCTGGCCATGCTTGAGGTCGGCGTCGCGCGCGTCAATGTGCAGGTGCTGCAATGACCTTTTCAATTCGCAATCACGTCTTGCATCACGGCAGCGCGCCGGTCGCGCAGGCGCGCACGCCGAATGCTGGCGCCGCTGGCTCGTTAAGATCGCCGACCCTGCTGGTGATGCACTATACGGCCGGTTTCACCGGCGCGTCGGCGATCGTGACGCTCACCAGCAGAGCGAGAAAGGCCTCGGCGCATCTCGTGATTGATCGCGACGGGACGGTGACGCAGCTCGCGCCGTTTAACGTCGTGACGTGGCACGCCGGCGCTTCGAAATGGAAGGGCCGCAGCGGCTGCAACAGTTTCTCGATCGGCATCGAGCTTGTGAACTGTGGGCCCGTCAAGCTACGCGCGGACAAGAAGCTCTTCCCAGAAGTCGCCCCATCCAAGACGATCGATCCGAAGGATTGCGCCGCAGCTCGCCATCCGAACGGAGAAGATACGCCCTTTTGGCAGATCTATCCCGAGCCGCAGATGGAGGCCGCGATCGCCGTCGCGCGCGCCATCTGCGAGACCTACGGCATTAAGGACATTGCTGGCCATTACGACATTGCCCCGACGCGCAAGCGCGATCCCGGACCAGCCTTCAACATGCTCTCCTTCAAATCGGCCGTCTTCGGGCGTGACGACGGTGAGCAGGAGACGGTGCGCATCGCGACGAAAAAGGGCGTCGTCGAGAAGCCGCGCGAGGAACTCACGGCGCGGGATCTGCTGGCCAACGGATCGCAGACGATTCAGGCGGCGACGGTCGTCAAGCGCGCCGCCGCCACGGTCCTAACCGCGGGCGGGTTGACGGCGGGCTCTGTCGCGTCGGACCCAAACGAAGCGCTGCAGCAGGCGCAAACGACGGCGCAGAGCATTTCCGACACCGCGACTGCGGTCTCCAATGCTCGGGACAGCGTGAGCGCGCTTTCCGATATTTGGCATTGGCTCGGGACGCACTGGATCGTGGCGCTCGCCGTCTTCTGCTTCGTCGTGATCCTGGTAGCCGCCTGCTATGCGCTGCGCGGCGGGAGCATCGTCATCGAGCGACGCGTGATCGACGGCCGCAGCGGCGCAAACGTCGGGCGGCTGTGATGTGCGGCGGCGTCGATCCACGGCCCTTGCTGCGCCGCGCCTTCTGGTGGGCGCTCGCCATTCTCGCGACCCTCTATCTCATTGGGAAATGGTGACATGCCGATCGCAGCCATTCTCGCTGGAGCAAAGACGCTTGCTGAGAAATTCTTCAGCTTCGCGGAGACGTGGGTTGGCGGCGCTCTCATCGCCTTCGCCGTCGCCTGGCTTTGGTCGGGCTGGCGCCACGACGCCGCGTGCAGCGCGCGTGAAGCGGCTGCCAAAGCCGCCGCGCAGGCGCAAATCAACCAATGGAAGACCGCCGCCGAGGACGTCGCCAGAGACGCCACTGCGCGCGTCGAGGAGGATGTCAGGGCGGCGCAAGCGCAAAAGGATTTCATCTCCAGCCTGCCGACAAAGGACAGACCACATGCTCCAAACGCGAAGGATGATCTCGCGACCGATTTTAGCGATCGGCCTCTGTTTCTCGATCCCGATTACATTGCCGTCGTGCGCGCGTTCGACGCAGCCGGAGATCGCGGCTCCGACCCTACCCGATCCGCCAAAGAACTTCGGCAAGCCGGTGCCCTTGCCAAGTCCGACCGCTGCGCAGCTCTGAAGGTCTGGGGCCTTCGAAACCGAGCCGTCGCCTCGGAAGCCAACCGCCGCCTCGTGAGCGATGGGCTCTTCTATAACGACGTTCTGCGCAAATTCAGCGCAGGAAGCCGCCGCCGCGTCGCCCCTTCATCCCATGAAGAATAGGGGCGCGGCGCCGTGAAGGAATTCTTCGTCTCCGGCCAGCCGGACGTCAACGGCGTCCATGCGCTTGTTCGCTTCGCCCTGCTGCTCATCGTCTTCGTGGCGACCGTTTGGAAGCTGAGGAGGCAACGCGATGCGACATGAAACGCGCGACGCGCTCGGCATGGCGCTCGTCGCCGCCATTGGCCTCTCGCCGGTCTGGATCACTTTCTTGGCGTTTCTGTTCTCTGGGAGGTTTTGGTGACGTTCGAATGGGGCACGGCGGGCCAATGGGCGGGAACGGCGGCGGCGATCGTCATCGCAGTCTGGGGAGCGCTGACAAGGCGCGATCAAAAGGCGTTCGACGAATTGAAGCTGAGCGTCAATGAAGCTGTCCGCGATCTACGCGACGACGACGCGCGGCAGTTTGAACGGATCGACAAGCTCGAATCGGATGTGTCCGCCGTGCAGGTGGAGATCAAGCATCTGCCGACGCGCATCGAGTTCCACGCGGTCGACGTGAAGATCACCGAGATCGGCTCCGTGATCAAGGCGCGTTTCGAGGCGCTGGCCGACAAGATCGACACCGTCATCCAGCAGAACGAACGCGCCCAGGACCGCCTTGCCGAGCGTGAAGACCGCGAGCGGGAGATGCGCCGATGAGTATGAGCGACGTCATTCGCGAACATGCGCGCCTGATTATGCTGCGCGATCTCGCCGAACAGCCGGACGGCCGCTGGAACAGCGAGGCGCTGCGCGAGGATTTGGAGGTCCGCTGGGCGATCAACCGGCCGCGCGCATTCGTCCACGACGAGCTGCGCTACCTGGAAATGGTGGGGGCTGTGACGCTCGCCGAATCCGGCAGCGTGCTGATTGCCTCCATCACCCAGAAGGGCCTCGACCATGTCGAGCGCCGCATCCGCGTTGAAGGCGTGAAGCGGCCGAGCCCGGAGGCCTGACATGGCCTCCGCTCGCGGTCGGCTTTCTTCTCTCGATCTCGTTCCCGAAGAGGGACAGGAAGACATCCGCTGGGCCTTCTCGGAGCTGAACAAGCGCGAGCGGTCCCAAAAAGAAATCCTTGACGAACTGAACGGCCGCCTCGTCGACAAGGGGCTCGCTGATTACATCATCAGCAAGAGCGCTTTCAATCGCGCGAGCGTCGCCGCTCATCGCGCTAGCCAGCGCCTGCAGATGCAACGCGACATTTTTTCAGGCCTCGCGCCGCATCTGACTCCAGAGAAGATCGACGAAGGCAATATCGCGCTGGCCGAGTTCATCAAGGCGCTCATCGGCGAGATCATCAGCGAGGCCGAGGGCGCTGGACTGTCGGCCGACGAGGCGATGAAGCTCTCTCGCGGCTTCCTCGCCGTCGTCACCGCGCAGAAGCTCTCGCACGACCGGAAGACGAAGGCCGAAAAGGATCTGGCGACGAAGACCGAAAAGGCGGCCGACGCCGTCGCCGAGGTCGCGCGCGAAGCGGGTCTCTCGGCCGACCAGGTCGCGAAGATCCGTCGGGACGTGCTGGGCGTGCGCACATGAGTGATGGAACGGGCATGGCGCCCATTCTCCCTCGCGATCCGGCGAGCCTCCCGGAGGAACTCCCGCGCGGCGCGGAGATCCCTGAAGATCACGATCCGCTCGCTGCTGGCGTGCTGATGGCGCACCAGCTCGACTGGATCGAAGACGAGAGCGACCTGAAGGCCGCCGAGAAGGGGCGTCGCACCGGCGTCACTTACGCCGAGGCGCTCGACGACACCCTGATCGCCGCGAAAAAGAAAAGCGAAGGCGGCCAGAACGTCTTCTACATCGGCGACACCAAGGACAAGGGTCGCGAATTCATCGGCTATGTGGCGCATTTCGCCAGGATCGTCGCCGGCGAGCTGGCGCGGATCGAAGACTTCATGTTCGAAGACGAGCGCGAGGACGGCTCTTCAAAATTCATTTCGGCCTATCGCATCCGCTTTTCCTCGGGCTGCCGCGTCGAAGCGCTGTCGTCGCGTCCCGAAAACATTCGCGGGCTGCAGGGCGTCGTCGTTATCGATGAGGCTGCCTTTCACAAGGACGTGCGCGCCGTGCTCGACGCGGTGAACGCCCTCCTGATCTGGGGAGGCAAGATCAGGGTCATCAGCACCCATAATGGCGTGCTCAATCCCTTCAACGAGCTGATCCGCGAAGCGAAGGCCGGAAAGACTCCGTTCAAGGTCCATTTTATCCCCTTCAAAAAGGCCGTCGAGAACGGCCTTTTCAGACGGGTCTGCCTCATCACGGGCAAGACCTGGTCGGCCGAAGCTGAAGTCGAGTGGGAAGAAAAAATCCGCAGCTCCTATGGACCGCGCACGAGCGCCATGGAGCAGGAACTCGACGCCATTCCGTCGGAGGCGGAAGGCGCGGCGCTCACGCGCGTGCAGATCGAAGCCTGCATGGAGGGCGGGATTCCGATCGTGCGCTGGTCGTTGCCCGACGCCTTCAAGAATTATCCCGAACATGTCCGTAAGGCCGAGTGCAAGGCGTTTTGCGAGCGCGAGCTGAAACCGCTCCTCGGCGCCCTCGATCCGCGCCGGCCGCATTATCTCGGCCAGGACTTCGCGCGCAAAGGCGACGCATCCGACATTCTCGTCGCTGCGACGGACGCCATGCTCACGCGGCGGACGCAATTCATCGTCGAGATGCGCAATGTCCCCTTCGATCAGCAGCGCGACGTGCTCTACTATGTCGGCGACGGCCTGCCGCGCTTTTCCGGCGCGGCGCTCGACGCCACCGGCAATGGCGCCTATCTCGCCGAAAAAGCCGTTCAGCGCTGGGGTGAGCGCGCGCTCGAAGTGAAATTCACGGTCGAATGGTATCGCGTGAACTCGCCGCCCTATATCGAGGCCTTCGCCGATCGCACGATGGTGTTGCCGCGCCATGAGGACGTGCTGCGCGACCATCAGTCGCTCGCCTATGTCAAGGGGATCATCAAGGTGCCCGACGACATGCGTTACAAAGGCGCGGACGGCTTCGAGCGTCACGGCGACACGGCGATCGCCGGCGTGCTGATGTGGCACGCTTCAACGCTCGGTCCTGTCGAATATGGCTATACGCCGGCGCCGCGGGTCGGCAGCGAGCAGCCCGGCGATTGGCTGTTTCCTGAAAACCAAAGCGCGGAGCGATCGATATGGTAGAGACCCGCCGCTCGTCCATTATCGGGCCGGACGGCCAACCTATTATGGTTCCGCTGCTCAAAGGCGAGACGGCCGCGCCCGGGCGCTATGGCGCGCGCGCCCTCATCCATTATTCGGAAGCCTCGGGACTAACGCCGGCGAGGCTCGGCGAAATCATGAAGGGCGCGAATATGGGCCTCGCAAAGCCCTATCTGACGCTCGCGATCGACATGGAGGAGCGCTACCTCCATTACGCCTCGCAGCTGCAGACGCGTCGCCTGGCGCTCGACGGCGTGACGATCTCCGTCTCGGCGCCCAAGGGCGTCAATCCGAAGGCTGTGGATTTCGTCGAGAGCCTGATCGCCGATCCGATGTTCCCCGACATGGTCGCTTCGCTCCAGGATGGCGTCGGCAAGGGCTATTCGGTCGTCGAGCCGATCTGGGAATATGAAGGAGGCGCGCTGCGGCCGGTCGTCTATCAGCATCGCGACCCGCGCTATTTCCGCTACGACGAAGTGGGCTTGCGCGATCTCTGCCTCCTCGAGGACACAGGACTGCCCGGCCCCAGGATCGAGGCGCCCTATTTCATCAAGCATGAGCCCTATCTGCGCGCCGGATCGCCGGTGCGGCGCGGCGTCGCGCGCTCGGCCGCCTGGGCTTTCGTCATGCAGACCTTCGCCCTGCAGGATTGGGCGGCCTTCTGCGAGATCTACGGCATTCCCTTCCGCATCGGCAAATTTCATTCGAGCGCGACCAACGAGGACAAGGCGACGCTGCTGCGCGCCGTTCGCGCCATCGCCAATGACGCCGCCGCCATCATTCCGCAGGGCATGGAGATCGACTTTCAGGAGACCAACGGCAATCGCGGCGAGGCCGTCTTCGGCAATTTCATCAGCTATCTCGACGGGAAAGTCTCTCTGATCATTCTCGGTCAGACGATGACCGCCGAAGTCTCCAAGAGCGGCGGCTCGCTGGCGCAGGCGAAGGTGCAGGAGAATGTCCGCATGGACATCGTGCGCTTCGACGCGCGGCAAAACGCGGCGACGGTGAATCGTGATCTGATCCGCCCGGCCGTCGCCATGAATTTCGGCCCGCAGGATATTTATCCGACGGTCCAGATGGAACTCGCCGAGAACGAGGACCTCGCAGCGCTCGGCGCGTTTCTCGGGCAAGCCGTGCCACTCGGCCTCAAAGTGAGCCAGAGCTATGTGCGCAAGCGCGCCTCCATTCCTGAACCGGACGAGGACGAGGAGCTGCTCGGCGCGCCTTCCGCGCAAGCCGACGCGGGCCAGGAGGAAGCTGAGAAGCGGCAATCGGCAGTCGGCGATCGGCAGTCGGAAAAGAGCGCCAAAAAGAAGGACGCTACAGGCCAGAAGGTCTCGGCCGAGCAGCTCGCGGCGCTCGGGGCGCGCTGTCCGAGCTGCGGCGAGGTTCACGGCGCCGCGCGCTTCGCCGCTGACGATCCAACTCAGGCGATCACGGCTCTCGACGACACTGACACGCTCGTCGACGAGGCGCTTACCGACTGGCGTGAGATCCGCGATCCGCTGCTCGCCGGTCTGCTCGCCGCTGTCGGCAGGGCCGAGAACTATGAAGAGGCGCTCGCCAATATCGAAAAGGCGGGAATCGACTCCGCGCCGCTCCAAGAGGCGCTGGCGCGCGCAACCGCCAAGTCGCGCGGCCTGGGCGACGTGAGGGATTGATGAAGCCGGCGACGCGCGGGTTCCAGACGCCGCCCGAAATCACCCGCTATTTCGAAGAGAAGAGCCTCAAGCCGGCGTTCTCCTGGCAGGATGTCTGGGGCCAGGAGCATGCCTATGCGTTCACCGTCGCGAAGGCGGTCGATCTCGAATTGCTGACGCTCTTCAAGACCAGCATTCAGCGCGCGATCGACAAGGGCGAGGGGTTCGAGAGCTGGCGCGGAAAGCTCATTCCAGAGCTGCAGGCGCTCGGCTGGTATGGCAAGCGCAAGGTCGACGATCCGACCGGCAAATGGAAGAGCAAGATCGTCGACTTCTCACGGCCGGCGCGGCTCGAAAATATTTTCTGGTCGAACGTGCGCACGGCCCGCGCCGCCGGCCAGTGGGAACGCATTCAGCGCACGAAGGCGGGTCTCCCCTATCTCCTTTATGTGAGGACTGCGAGCGCCAATCCGCGCGAGCAGCATCTCGCTTTCGTCGGAATCATGCTGCTGGTCGACGATCCCTTCTGGTCGACCCATTTCCCGCCCAACGGCTGGGGCTGCAAATGCAGCGTCCGCCAAATCACCCGCTTTGAATACGAGCGGCTGGCGGCGACGGGAGACTATCTGTTAGAGCCGCTCACGATCGAGACGAGGCCTTTCATCAACCGCCGCACTGGCGAGGTCACATATGTGCCCGTCGGCATCGATCCCGGCTGGGGAACCAATCCCGGATTGTCGTGCGCCAAGACGCTCGTCGACAATGTCGCCGCGCGGCTGGAGGCCGCCGGCGAGGACGCAGCGCGCAAGCGCATCGCCGAGATCGTCAATTCGCCCGCGCCGAAACTCCTCATGGGAATCGGAGAGCCATTAGCCTTGCCCGTTGCGACGGCTGGACGCTTTCTTGAGGACATGCGCGCGAAGTCGCGCCTCATTGTCGCGTTCAACGCCACGATGTCTCGCAAGGTCAAAAAGCACGAGCATGTCGATCCTGACAGCTTCCGGCTCGTGCAGCAGATAGTCGACGGTGGCGAAATCATCGACGAGGATCGGGGAGAGGATTTTCGCACTCTCGTCGCTGAGATCGAGGGCGCGTGGTGGAAGCTCGTCCTCAAACGATCGGCGCAGCGCTTCTTGCGCGTGCAAACGTTCCTGCGAACCAACTCGCACGAAATTGGGCGGCTCCGCCGCAAACAGGAGCGGATTGGCAAAACGAAGGCGGGAGAAGCGTGACGGGGAGGACGACACCCCTCCGCGGCCTAGAGGCGGCCGGCTGCTCGGATTTTGCGCCGTCACGACCTCCGATATAGGCCGATCGCCGCGCTCCTTCAACGGCCCGAATGAGAACCCCCAGAAACGGCCCCCCGGCGCCCGAGTCCAAAAATCCGCTGCGTTGCTCCGCGCGGCTTCGAAAAACGCGCCCACGGCGTTCAATGGGCCTTTAACGCCGATTTTAGGGGGAAGGGATTGGGCCCGGCGGGCCTCGGCGTTCTTTTCACGCCGCTGAGGGCAAAAATCGCTTCGCGGGTTCGGCGCGTCGCGTGACCAGAAAATCTTCGTAGCCAAGCGGCCCGACGCGCAAGCGCAGTGTGCGCGCATGCAGAACGCTCCGCAAGCCGATTTCGCAATCCACGCGCTCGCCGCCGCTCTTCCCACCGGGGAAGCGCCGCCGGAGTGGATCGCGATTTTTCCGCAGGTCGGCCGGATCGATACCCGCGATGGGAGAACCTACGATGTAGACGCTGCGGCGCTGATTGCGCGCTTCAAGGCGGATGGCGTCGCCGTGCCGATCGACGTCAATCATTCAACGCATCATGCGGCGAGGACCGGCGCGCGCGCCGACGCGGTCGGCTGGATCAATGAGCTGCGCGTCGAAGGCGGCGCGCTGCAGGGCAGAGTTGAATGGCTCGCCGAAGGCAAGTCGCTGCTCGCCGCCAAAGCCTATCGGTTCATCTCGCCGGATTTCTTTCACACGTCTGAAGGCGTGACGACCTGGCTGCGCTCGGTGGCGCTCGTCACGGCGCCCGCCCTCGGCGGCCAGAAGGCGCTCGCCGCCGCATCTTCCCAGGAGTCAAAAATGGAAAAACTTGCCACCGCGCTCGGCGTGACCGCCGGCGCGAATGAAGCCGCGCTGCTTACCGCGCTCAACGCCGGCTTCGTGCCGAAGGCGGTCCATGACGAGGCTGTCTCCAAACTTTCCGCGTCCGAGACGAAGCTCAAGAACATCGAAGAGGCCAATTGCAAGGCGCGCGTCGACGCGCTGATCGAGGGCGCGTTGAAGGACAAGAAAATCCTCCCCGCCGAGAAGGATCATTACGTGCGGCTCTGCGCGACCGACTCCGGCTATGAGAGCGTCAAGGCGCTGCTCGCGGCGAAGTCTCCGGCGCTGACCAAGTCCGGGCTCGACGACAAGAAGGAGTCCGGCGACGGCGCGATGCCGGCGCCGGCGCTGCTCGCCGCCGAGGCGCAAAAGCTCGTCGCAGACGGTAAGGCGCTCAACATTTTCGACGCCGTCGCGGCGCTCGAAAAGAAATATTCCGCCGCCGCCTGACGCGGCCCGCTCCATCTCGAAGAGGCGATCATGAGCGCGAACTCAATCTCCCGCAGCTATGTGGCGGCCGGCGCGATCGGCGCGCGGCTGATCACGAAATACACGAATAATCGCGGCGAGGTCGCGCAGGCGTCGGCGGCGACGGATCGTCTCGCCGGCGTCACCGAACTCGGCGCGGCGGCGGCTAAAGACATGATCGACGTCGCGCGCGAGGGCATGGACAAGGTCACAGTCGGCGGGAACGTCGCCGCCGGCGACTACCTGACAAGCGACGCCAACGGCAAGGCCGTGAAGGCGGTCGGCATCGCCGGCCAGACGGTTTTCGTCATCGGCCAGGCCGAGGAGCCGGGCGTCGCCAACGACATCATTCATTACACGATCGCGCCGTCCGTCATCGTGCTGCCGGCGTAATCCCTTAACCGATCGAGGTCTCCATGTCCGTCGCCCGCCCCTTCGTCCGCAACGCCGCGATGACCGCCATCGCGATTGGCTACAGCAATCCCGATGTCGCCTATATCGGCGACCGCCTCATGCCGCGGGTGCCGGTGCCGACCGAGCGGTTCAAATGGCTGGAATATCCGCTCGGCCAGGCGTTCACCGTTCCCGACACCAAGGTCGGCCGCAAGGGCAAGGTGAAGGAAGTCGAATTTTCGGCGACGGAGAAGGACGGATCGGTCGAGGCCTATGGTCTGCAGATCGTCGTGCCGCGCTCCGACATCGACGCCGCCAAGGCGCAGCGCGACCAAGGCCTCTCGAACTTTGATCCGCTGCACTATGCGACGGGGACGCTGACCAACATCATGCAGCTCGACCGCGAGCTGCGCGTCGCCAAATTCGCGCAGGACCCCGCGAATTACGATCCGGCCAACGTCACCACGATCGCCAGCGCCGGAGATCGTTTCGACGACCCGGACTCCGATCCCGAGGATGCGATTCACACGGCGCTCGTCGGCGTGTTCATGACGCGGCCCAACACCTGCGCGATGAGCGACGAGGTCTGGCAAAAGCTGCGCCGCCAGCCGAAGTTGGTCAAAAAGATCAAGGGGACGAACTTTGCCGAGGGTCAACTCACCCAGCGCGAATTCGCCGAATATTTCGAGCTGCTCAATCTCCTGATCGGCACGAGCTGGGTCAACGCCGCGCGTCCCGGACAGGCGCTCAACATGAAGCGCGCCTGGGACAAGCACATCGCCTTCGCTTTCATCGACCGTTCGGCGCGGCCGGAGGGCGGCGTGACCTGGGGCTTCTCGCCGACATTCGGCACGCGCTTCGCCGGCAGCATGGTCGACCCGGACGTCGGCCTCGAAGGCGGCGAGGTCGTGCGCGTCGGCGAGCACATCAACGAGCTTGTCGTCGCCAAGGCCGCCGGCGCGCTCATCGTCAACGCAATCAGCTGAGGCGCCTGATGACCGCGAACAACGAACAGGACGCCGCCAAAGAAGCCGCCGCCAAAGAAGCCGCGGCCAAGAAGGCCGCCGCCAAGAAGGCCGCCGAAGAGGCGGCGGCGAATAAGAAGCAGACCTTCGTCGCGACATTCAGGTTGTTGCTCGACGGCTCTTATGCCGGGCCCGGCGCGACGGTGACGCTGACGCGAGAGCAGTTCGAAACGCTCAAACCGCTCGGCGCGATCGAGGGCGATTGGGACTGAAGACAAGTTTTGCGGGGTAGAGCAGCCCGGTAGCTCGCTTGGCTCATAACCAAGAGGTCGCCAGTTCGAATCTGGCCTCCGCAACCAAAATGCCGACGACCAAAAAAAGCCACGGCGGGGCGCGGCGTCCAAACCCGCGCCCCCGCGAACGACAGCACGCAAAGGCAGGCGCATGACCCCGACCGTCGGACGCATCGTTCACTACTTTATTGAGGACGCCCACAAGCAGACGGCCGGCATGGGTCAAGGCCCCTATGCCGCGATCATCACCCGCGTCCATAGCAACGTGATCGTCGATCTGATGGTGTTGCAGCCGGCCGACGTTCGCCACGCCGGCAGTGTGATCAAGCTCGAGGAAGCATCCGAAGATTCGGGGAGCTACTGGACCTGGCCGCCGAGGGCGTGATGGCTGAACCCTTCGCCACAAAGGATGACGTCCAGGCGCGCTATCCAAGCGACGCAGCGCTGCTTTGCGCAGATGAGACGACGCGCGAGCCGGACTGGGCGCGCTTCGACGCGGCGCTCGCCGACGTCTCGATGGAAATCCGCATCATCCTGCAGGCCCGTTATACGAGGGCGCAGCTTAATGATCTCGACGCCGAGTCGCTTGGCGCATTGAAGCTTTTCGCCATTGACATGGCGATGTATCGCGTCGCCGTAACGTTTGCGCGCTCCACCGAAGAGATCAAGACGCGCTACGACATCGCGGTCACGCGGTTAGAGGGCGTCGCTTCCGGCAAGAAGGGCTCGCTCACGTTCAACTCCTCGGGCAGCGGATCGGTCGACGGCGCGCCGACGACGGGCTCGCCTGGCGAAGCGATCGTCGTCGCTCCCGAGCGCCAGTTCTCGCGTGCCTCCATGAGGAACTGGTGATGAACTTCGGCGTCAAGATCGAAGTCGACACGCATGATCTCGCCGCGATCAACGCTCTGGTGACGGGTCTTTCCGACTTCGACGCCGCCCCGCTCGTCGAAGAGATCGTGCAGCTCGGCGAAAATCAGACGCGCAAGCGCATCGAGAGCGGCGGCCCAGGTCCTGACGGCACGAAATGGCCGCCGAATAAGGAAGGCACGCCGATCCTTTTTCGCACCGGCCGCCATCTGCATGACAGCATCGCTTCCTCGTCATCGGGAACGAGCGGCGAATGGGGCGCGGCCTGGGAATTTGCGCATGTCCATCAGGAAGGCGCGGTCATTACGCCAAAAAGCGCCGGCCGCCTCGTCTTCATGCTCGGCGACAAGCGCGTCTTCGCCAAGATGGTGACGATCCCGGCGCGTCCCTTCGTGGGCGTCTCGGGCGAGGACGCCGAAGAGATCAAGGAGCTTGTCACTGATTATTTCGGGAGGCTCCTGCCGTGATGACGCTCACCCGCGCCGAGCTCCTGGCCAATGCCCGCGTAAAGTCTTTGCGCGACGCCATTGTCGCGAGGCTGAAGTCCCGCTTCGTCGATCTCGACGTGAGGTCGCATCTCGGCAAGCTCGACATCAGCGACGTGCTCGAAAAGGGAATCTTCAATCCGCCCTCGATCGCCGTCGCGGCGACGCGCACGAAGCCGGAGGGGCGGCTCTCCGGGGCTGACGATTTCGTCGTCGACCTCACCGCCTATGTCGTCACCGAAGATCTGCTCGTCGGCGGCCGGCGCGTCGAGCGCGACGAAATGGCGCTCGCGATCTGCGAAGGCCTGTTGCTCTCGCTCACCGACGACGATTTCACGCGTTGGAACGTCGAGGACGTCGGGCCGCCCGAAGACGCCGAAGCGAAGCCGCTCTTCACCATCAAGGCCGTCGCGCAGGGCGTCGTCTATTACGCCGTGACCTGGAAGCAGACGCTCTTCCATGTCGCGCCGGCGAACTTCTTCACCGGAGGCGACGCGTGAGCCTTTACGCCTCCGAGCTTCGCCGCCTGCGCCGCGAGTCGGTGCGCGTCAATCGTCGTCTGGCGCTCGCTCATGTCGAGGGACATGTCGCCGAGCGCGACGAACAGAAATGGAAAGTGCGGCTCGAACTCGGGACCGACGAGGACGGCAAGAAGATCCTATCGCCCTGGGTCAAGCCGCATTCCAACTCTTCGGGCGCCTATAAGAATTCTCCGGCGTTGCCGGCCGTCGGCGACCGTATGCGGCTGCATTCGCCTTCCGGCATCATCGGCGCGGCCTCTTATGCGATCCCTTCGGCCTTCGACGACGAGCTGAAGCGGCCGGACGGCCAGGGCAAGGACGAAGCCGTGCGCGAATTCGGCAAGACCCGCGTGTCGCAGACGCAAGAAAATCTCACGCGTAAGACCGAGAAAACGAGCGTCGCGCAGACGAAGGAAAAGATCACGTCAACGACCGAGAAGACGAGCGTCGAGCAAAAGAAGGACGAGATCATCGTCAAGGGCGATAAGAAATTCGAAGCTGAGGCCGACGAAGCGCGGATTAAGGGCAAAACCACCCGCATCCACGGCGAGAGCATCCAGAAGATCAAATTCGTCGCCGGTGACAAGACTTTTTACATCAACCCGCTCGCGCTCATCGAGACCAGCGCGTGAAGGAGGAGAGGATGAAAAATCCGCAAGCGCCCGAAGAGCCGAAGACCTATGTCACCACCGAACGCGCCGGCTTCGTCGTCGCCGGCCGCCGCGTTCCGCCTGTCTACGAGCAAGGCACGCCCGCGCGGCCGACGGTCGGCTTTGAGCTGAAGCTTCTAGACGCCGAGGCCGAATATGAGCTGGCGCAGAGAACGATCGCGCTCAAGAAAGAACCAAAAAACCCGAAGGCTGAAAAGGCCTCTTAAAAGGCGTTCGCATGGTTCGCTATCGGAACGGGATCGACGCGAGAACAGGCAGGCCGCTTTCCGGTCGCGCCCATCTCGAGCAATCGATTATCAAGATCGTGATGACGATCCCGACCGAGCGCGTCATGTTGCTCGACTTCGGCATGAATCCGACGCGCCATATCGGCCGCAATATCTCCGCGGCGCTGGCGGCGCGCTTCTACCGCGACGTCATCGTCGCCGTTCACGCCTACGAGCCGGAATATCGCATCCGCCGCCTGCAGCTCGTCGTGCTCGACCGCGTCGGCGCTCTCGGCGTGCTGTTCGAGGGGTCCTATTACCCAGAGGGCCGTTTCGGCAATTACGCGATCGTCGAAGGCGTCGATCTCAACCTGCCGCTGTCCGTCGCCGAATTGCGAGGGGTGGCCTAATGCGCATGGCCTCATCTCAAAACCGCTACGGCGGTCTTCTTCGCGCCGCTCGAAACATCGGCGGCGCGGCATGATTGTCCTCTCCGCCGAGACGATCGACCTCTCCCGCCTTCCGGCGCCGGACGGCATAGAGCCGCTGGACTATGGAACGCTGCAATCGGCCTTCATGGAGCGTTTCATCGCGGTCTGGGCTGCCGCGCGCGCCATCGATCCGAGCCTGCCGCAATATGACGTCCACACGCTCGAAACAGATCCGGCCGTCATCACCAGCGAGGCGTGGTCATATCTGCGGCTGCTTGATCGCGCGCGCGTCAATGACGCGGTGCGGGCGGTGCTCGCGCCCCTCGCCAAAGACGACGATCTCGACAATGTCGTGGCGCGCCTCAATATCGCGCGTCTCACCGTCATCCCGGCGACCGAGTCTACCCTCGCGGTGATGGAGTCCGACGAACGGCTCCTCCTGCGCTATCTGCTCGCCTTTTCGCGCCCGGCGGCCGGCACGCGCGAGCGTTATCTTTTTGAAGCCTATACGGCGCTCCCGATCCTGCATCACGCCGCCGTCAATGGCCGCGCCGTTCACGGCCGCCGGGGCGACATCGACATCGTCCTCGCCGGACCCGAGGGTCGCGATCTTACCGACGAGGAAATGTTTACCGTTGGCGATCGCCTGCTCGCGGAGGACGTGAAGCCGGAGGCCGTCTCGGTCATTTGCCTGAGAGCCCAGCGCAGGCTCTATGATTTCGTGGGCGCCCTCGTCGTCGGCAAGGGGCCCGATCTGACCGCGGTCACGACCGAAGCCGAGGCGCGCATTCGCGCCAGCGCCAAGGAGCGGATGAGGATTGGCGATTTCGTGCCGGTCAATTCGCTCGCCGGCGCCGCCTATGGTCCCGGCGTGCTGCGCGCCAGCGCGACGGCGCCGGCCACTGACGTCTCCGCGAATCCCTACGCAATCCCAATTCTGCGCAATGTCGCTCTCGATGCGGAGGCGCAGACATGAGCCAAAGCATGAGTTCTGTCGGCGATCTTCTTCCCGGCGCGCGAGGAGCCTTTGAAGAGGCCGTCGCCGCCGGCATGTCCGACGTTCTGCCGGTTCCGATCGAAGAAATCGTCGAAGCGGCGCAGACGCCAGTCGCCTTCCTTCCCTGGCTCGCCGTCCATTATGGGGTGCGGCTGTGGTTTCCCGATTGGCCGGAAGCGCTCAAGCGATTCGTGGTCGACGAAGCGCCGGCGCTCAATTTCGCGGTCGGGACGCGCGCGGCTGTCCCTGCCTTGCTTGACTATGTTGACGCGACTCTCATCGACGCCAAGGCCTATCCGCAACGCTTCGTCTTCGGCAGCGCCGTGATCGGCCGCACGGCGGTTCGCCATCCGCCCTTCATGGCGCGCTACCTCGTCTACGTCGAAACGTCGACGCCGCGCATGGGCTTCGTTTATGGGCGCGCGGCGCTCGGCCGCCACGCCGGCCGCACGCCCTCGCGTGAGAAATTCAAACGGGCGCGGGCGGCGCTGCGCGCGGCGAAGGCGCCCGAGACCGAATATCGCGTCAGTTTCCAGACCAATCGGCAAATCACCATCGCCGACGGCGTCCCGCTCGACGGGACATTTACGCTCGGCCAGTGGATCTCGCGCACGAGGCTTTGACATGGATGTCGTGAAATTCAACGAGGCGGAAGTCGCCGAACCGGACGATTGGACGAACATCGGCCTCAACGCTCGAGCGTCTGAAGACGCGCTCGTCGCCGGCGCGATCGACTATCCCACCCATTGGGCGGACTTCACCGTCTCCAATCCCAATGCGCTGGAACTGATCGTTTCACCAGGCACCCTCTTTTCCGAGGGCAAGCTCTATCGCAACGCCGCGCAGACGACGATCAACATTCAGCAATATCTGCCGATCGTCGCCGGCGATAATCGCTTCCTCGCCCTCCTCGCGGACGGCGCCGTGGAAACGACGAATGAGGAGCGCCTGTTCGAGACGGATGCCGAGACGGAGGCGACCATCGCGCAGCAGGCGCCCAAAGTCGAAAAGCGCAAGATCGATTTCACAATCGCATTCGGCGCGACATCGCCGACGCCTCTGAAGCCGGCGATTCCGGCGAATCGCTGCTGCATCGCCTGGGTCGAGCTGTCAACGATCGGCGTCGTCGCGATCGAGCCCAATCACGCCGCGCGCGTCAAAACGCTCTACGAGCATGAGGGACGGCTTGTCAGCGTCGAGGGCGAGATCGGCCAAATCTCGGCGTCCGTTCGCACGATCAAGACCGACATCGCCAACATTCAGGCGCGCCTCGGCGATATCCCGTCGCCGGCGATCGTTCGGCAGATGAAGCGTTCGATAGCGCAGCTCCTGGTCGGATCCAGTGTGCCCCCCGAGGCGCTCGCCTATGATTATGATCCTGGCCTGGTCGGCGACAAATGGGACCATGTGCACGCCTCCTGGCTCGCGCGCGTGCACGAAGGCGTGCGATTCGCCTTCGCCGCGGAACGCGACATGCAACTCGCGCTCATCGACGACGAGGCGTCGAACATCAGGAAGAGCGGCAATCTGCTCCTGCCGGAATGGACTGAGGAAACGCGGCTTGAAGTCGCCGGCGACGGCGGCTCGGTCAATATTGCCGGCGCGGTCCATACGGTCGTCGACGCCATCCAGAAGACGCTGTCGCGCAGCGTCACCGAATATGGCCCGACGGTGACAACTTGCGAGAACGTCGCCGAATGGGCGAATTACTCGATCGGCAAGAACGTCGGAGCGATATTCAGCTACGGCGGAGAGGATTTTGAAATCGTCGCCGCGGCGCCGAGCGGCCATGGCATCTATCGATGGATTAGCGTCCGCAAGATCATCACGCGTCAGATCATCGAGACCTATTGGGAATATGTGACCTCGACGGTCGGTCTCAACGGCTCGATCCATGGGCAGCAATGGCTCAATACCCAGCCATCCGTGCTCACCAGCGTCGATCTTAATTTCACGTTGAAGGCCGCGAGCGGCCCGGTGCATTTGCTCATCTGCGAGTGTTTCGAACATGGCGCCCCGAATTTCAGCGCGGTCATTGCGCGGGTCGAAAAGCAGCCTGAAGACCTCGTCCTCGGATGGAACAAGTTCGCTTTGGCGCCGACGCTGCTCGACGGCGGCAAGCGCTACGCCTGGGTGACGGTCACGACGGGCAATCATGCGCTGGCGACTGTTTCCGGCAACGCCTTCGCGCAAGGCTCACGTTTCATCTGTTCCGACGGCGTGTGGGCGCAGCCGTTGACGGACAGCGACTTCGCCTTCCGCCTCAATTGCGCGAAATTCGCCAGAACGCGCACGACCGTCGACTTCCAGCCGCTCACGCTCGACGGCGGCATGACCGAGATCCGATTGCTGCACGCCGGATGGGAGGCGGCGGGGACGAAGCTCGCCTGGGAGATCAAGGTTCCCTCGATCCCGAACGCGCAATGGCGACCGCTCACGCTCGATAACGCCGACGGCGCCGATGATCTCAACGGCCTGCCGGCGCTCGTTCAGCTTCGCGCCGTCTTCATGGGCACGACGGACCTGCAGCCGGCGCTCGTGCTCGACGCCTATGCGCGCGGCATGACCTTCCGCAATCGTGGAGATTTCGTCGCGATTAGCGCGGTCATCAATTTCGGCGTCGCGACGACGACGGTGCAGACCGATTCCGTGATCGACGCTTTCGATCCGGTGAAGCATACGGCGGCGCCGAAGCTCGTTATCGGCGGGACGGTCTACACGCCGAGCGTGACCACGATCACCGACGAAGACTCCGATAATGGCCTGCGCCGGCGCATCCTTGCGACCTTCACCGTGCCCTCGACAATGACGGCGCGCTATCGGCTCGACATGACGACGACCGAAGTGACGGACGTTCCCTTCCTGCAGAACCGCGCGGTCTACGCGCTTTAAGGAGGCTTCAATGGCGCAGCAACCGCATGGCGGCACGACGTATGACCCGGAGACGATCTACGACGTGCGGCTCAGCCGCACGGTGATGGTTGGCCGCGCCCGCATCAAACCGCTCGGCGAGCATCAGATCACCGGTGCGACGCTCAACGCCATCGTCGATGAAGAAGGGGCCGACGCCATTGTCTCTGCCAACCCCCGATAACGACTACGCCGCTCCGGCCAACATGACGTTGAACAAGGCGTCATGGGACGCTGCGATGACGTCGATCGGCGAGCGGCTCCGCGCGCGGGAAGATCTGGAAGCAACGTTCCAGAACCTGATCAATCTTGGCGTCGGTCAGGCGATCGCGGCGGTCCAGAACGAAATCGCGCCGACCGCCGCCCAGGCGCAGGCCCATGCGCAGCAGATTGAGGCGTTCCTTGACGCTCTGCTGGCGACGTCCATTCCGGCGACGTTGATCTCCGTCACGCCGTCGATGCGCTTTACGTCGGACGCTGAAGTCGCGTCCAAGGCGTCCGCCTCCGCTCTCGCCGATCTCGTCGCCGCTGTTGCGCTCCTGGCGCCACGCGCTTCGCCCAACTTTACTGGCTCCCCCACCGCGCCGACTCCGGCCGGCGGCGACAATTCGGCCAAACTGGCGACGACGGCCTTTGTGAAAACGGCGATCGCCGCGCTGGTCGCTTCCGCGCCCGGCGTGCTCGACACTTTGGACGAGCTTGCCGCCGCGCTCGGCGACGACGCCAATTTCGCGTCGACCGTGACCAACGCGCTCGCCGCGCGCCTGCGCTTCGATGCAGCGCAAGCGCTGAGCGCCGGCGAAAAAACTCAGGCGCGGACAAATCTGGGGCTGGGGTCGCTCGCGACGCAGAGCGCGGTCAATCTCGCCGATCTGCCGGCCGGCGCGTGGGTGCATATCGCTACGTCTATTGCTAGCAACAGCGCTGCATTGGAGGTAGGGCCGCTCGACAACGTTTACGACGACTACGAGATTGTTCTTGAAAATATCCGATCGACGGTCGATGGAGTCAGCCTTCTTGCGCAGGTTTTTGCGAGCGGCGTTTATCAAACATCGGGCTATTCGAGCATTTTCTATACCGTTAACTCGATTGGCGGGGCCTCTTACCACAACACCTCCACGATCGACATTAGCGCCAGCGGCGGGCGCATGGACACCGCCGCAGGGGCGGGGTTGAGCGGATTCCTGCGGCTCGTGAACCCCAGCCAAGCAGCGTATTTCAAGCAGATCATTGGGCAATGTGGCTTCATGGATAACAGCTCCGGCGGCACCGGGGTCGTCTTTTTGTCGGCGGCATGGCGCGGCGGCGTCGATGCAATCACCAAAATGCAATTTTTCATGTCGAGCGGAAATATCGACACCGGCAAAATCCATCTTTTTGGGCGGAAGAAATGACCTACACAGCGCGACCTCTCAGCGACGCCGTCGTGCGCGACTCTGACGGCATGATCATCGGCCCGGAAATGGAGGCCGAATGGGTCGAATATCAGGCCTGGGCCGCGCTCGGAAACACGCCCGCTCCCGCAAACACGTTATCGAAGCTCAAAGAAGCGGCTCTGCAGGCGCTTGCCGATCGCCGTTGGCGCGCGGAGACACGCGGAATCAGCGTCAATGGTTCGCCTGTCGCGACGGATGACAAATCTCAGGCGAAACTCGTTGGCGCATGTCTCGCGGCGACGCTCGACGCCAGCTGTTCGGTCCAGTGGAAGGTCGCCGACCGCGGCTTCGTGACGCTCGATCGCGATCAGATCATCGCGATCGCGCAGGCCGTCCGCACACATGTGCAGGCGTGCTTCGATCGCGAGGCGGCGCTCGCCGAAGAGATCCAGTCGGCGTCAGACGAACAGGCGCTCGCGACGATCGATATCGATGGGGGCTGGCCGTCGTGAGCATCAGACGCATCTACCTTTCCAACAATGAGGCGATTTCCCGAAGCTTAGTGGTGCGCATGCCTGGCTACGCCATGCCGCCAGCTGGCGCATGGAAGATGGAGCTGCGGCGCAGGTCGATCGCGACGGGCGGGCCGGCGTTCGCGTTTTCGAGCGAGACGGGCAATCTACGCGTCATCGCCTATGACGCGCCGGCCAGGAAGGCGGTTCTCGCCCTGCTTGCGCCGCAGCAGCTCATCGCCGATCTGACCGATAGCTATTTCGCCGATCTCATTTATGTCGAGGACGGCCTTCCCAAGAATCTCGGACAGTTCGTCTTCAACTTCAGGCGCGGCGTTTCGCAGGGGCTGCCGGGGCCGGCGCCGGCTTATGAGGATCTCGCCTCATGGGAGCCGATCGTGGACATTTCCGGCAATGACGCCGCGACCATTCTCAGCATGGTCGAGCGCGGACTGCCAGGTCCCCCAAACGGTCCGCCGGGGCCGCAGGGGCCGCAAGGCGCAGTCGGTCCTGCCGGGCCGGAAGGTCCGCGAGGTCTCGTCGGTCCTTCTGGCCCACAAGGCCTGCAGGGTCCGCAAGGCCAGCTCGGTCCCTCTGGTCCGCAAGGACCGCAAGGTCCACAAGGCGGTGTCGGGCCTTCTGGCCTGGAAGGTCCGCAAGGTCCGCACGGCGAGATCGGTCCTGCTGGTCCTCAGGGGCCACAAGGCGACGTCGGTCCTGTTGGCCCGCAGGGAGCGCAAGGCGATGTCGGCCCTGCCGGACCGCAGGGGCCGGCCGGCGAAGCCGCAACTCTGCCCGCGGGACCATGGATCCATCTTGCGACATTGACCGCGGCGGACGTCGCGCAGCTCGCCGATACGACTCACTTCACTTCCGACTTCGACGACTATGAGATCGTCCTCGAAAATCTCGTTCCGGCGAACGATGGCGCCAACTTGAAGTTGGAGCTGCAGATCGGCGGCTATTGGATGATCGACGGCTATTCCAGCCTGGCGCGCTTGACGAATGCGGCCGGCTCGATCGCCTCGCATCAGACGGCGTATATCGACCTCTCCGGCGCGACGAGTCCGCGGTTGAAAAACAGTGGGGGCGTAGGGCTAAGCGGCTTTCTTCGCTTCTTCAATCCTGCCGAAACGGCGAATGTGAAGCGCATCGTTGGACAGACGGGCTTTGGCGATTATTCCGACAGCGGGCAAAGCGCGATTGTCGATATATCGGCGTCGAGAAACACGACGACGGACCCCGTCACCGGCATGAAGTTCTTTGTCGACAACGGCAATCTGGCGACGGGCAAAATCCACATTTTCGGCCGGAAGAAATGACGGCGAAATCGATTGCGCAAATAAAGGCGGACATCGACGCGCATCTGCTTGCGCATGGCGCGTCGATCGATCCCTCGCCGATCCTGCGCGAGACGCTCTTCGACATCCTCGACTCGCTAAAGGCCTATAATACCCCGGATCCGCATTTGATCCGGCTGACCTACCCTGGCATCCCGTCGCCGAATGCGCTGGTGCTGGGGGAAGTCTTTGTCGTCGGCGTGGCGTTCCCCGCAAATTTTGCGGGATCGCAGTTTCGCTGCCTCGTCGCCCCGCACGAGGCTTACATGCTCCGCATCCTCAAAAATGGCGACGAGGTTGGCGCAATCGAGTTCGCCGCCAGTGAAAAAATCGCAACGATCTCGACCAGCGACGGCGAGCGTCTGCAGTTCGAAACAGGAGACATTCTGCAGCTCGTCACGCAGGCGAGCCTCGACGTGATCTCAGGCCTCTTCGGCGCGCTCGCCGGAACCCGCGTCTGACGTGCGTCGCTTTCAGCCAGAATATTGGACCGTTAATTCCAACGTGGAGGCGTCGGCGGCGCTGACGACGCCGGCGCAGGATGCGCTGACGGTCGCTCTGATCTTTCGCTCCACCAATGATCTCGTGGGACTGATCTGGGAATGCGACGATGCGATCTCGCATCCGCTGTGCCGCTATGAGAGCGCCCACGATTTCAGCGTCGCCGCTCTCGAGTTCGATTTCGAGATGGTCGGCGTCGCCTCCATGCTCTCCGAACGCCCGCCGACCTTCACGGTCGAGCACCTCGACGAATCGTTAAGCTATGTGCGGCCGGCGGCCTATGCGACGGACATGGCCGACGACGGCATGTCCGGACATATCCGGTTGGAGTTCTCGCAGGTCGGCGGCGGCTGGGAAGGGACGGAGCCTGTCGACTGGACAAGCGTCAAGCGGATGTTTCTCTCGCTCATCCCAGAGGATTACGAACTCCCGGCCGATCCGCCGGCTCTCACGCCGCTCGCCGAAGAGGTCGTCGCCCATTTTTCCATGAGCAACATTAGCGTCGAAGGTCCTGATCTCTTCAAATGGCGCGCCGGGGTCGCGCCGCATAGGCTCGGCATGACAGACGGCTACGACGACTCCTATCACCTTGCGCCAAAGCGCATCGTCGACGCCGCCTATGATCTCGGCTACTGCGGCTGGTATAACGTCTATATTGGGCTCTCGCACCATCACGCGGTTGCTTGGTCGGAGAGCGAAGAGCGCTTCATCGTCGATATCGGCAAGCCGGTCATCAATTCGGCGGCCCGCGCCTGGTGGGACGATCTCGTCGTCAATCTCGTCGCCAAAGGGTTCGAGAAGATCGTGGTCTCGATCTCCTATGAGATCATCCATTATCGGATGCCGCTCGCCTGGCGGCAGCTCGATCATTTGGGCAATCCCGGCCGCTCCGGCTGGAATCCTCCGTCAGAGTTCATCTCGCCGTGCAACACGCAGGCGCTCGATTACCTCACGGCCTGCGCCGACTATCTGCTCGGGCGAGTCGTCGCGCTCGGCGGCGAGGCGTATTTTCAGATCGGTGAGCCCTGGTGGTGGGACAATTCCTACGTCGTCTCTGGAGGACCCTGCTTCTACGATCCGGCGACGCTCGCCGCCTATACGGCCGAGACCGGCTTGTCAGTTCCAGCGCCCTTTCTGGCTAGCACCTCTTCAGACTTCAGCGCGCCGGCGCAGAGCGCTTTCGTTCATTGGCTCGGCGGCAAGCTCGGAGAGTCGACGCTCTACATCCGCGACGCCGTCAGGGCGCTTCAGCCTTCGGTCAAGACGATGATTCTCGTCTTCACGCCGCAGGTGTTTTCGCGACCCATGCTAAAGATCGTCAATCTGCCCGTCGCGCATTGGGCGCATCCAGCCTTCGACATCCTGCAGATCGAGGATTACGACTGGGTCATCGCCGCCGATTGGGCGAAGCATGAGACCACTTACGAGACAGGCTTCGCGACGCTCGGCTACCCACCAGCCCAGACCCAATATTTCAGCGGCTTCGTTCTGAACGCCGGGGACGCGGAGTGGGTGTGGCCGCGCATCTTCCTTTGCATTCGCGAGGGCTATGCACGCGTTTCTCAAACTTGGGTTTGGGCGCGCCCACAAATCTGGCGAGAAGGGATCATTTGGCAAGACGCCGAGATGATCACCGTCCAGGGCGACTAGCTGACACCTTTCTCCTCATGAAAAATTTCGTGGCCAAATACGACGGCGAGCCCTCGTAGGGTGCGGCGCGTTTGATCGGGCGTCAAGCGAGGTTTTGCAAGCGAGGTTTTGAATGCCTGCGACCACTCCCAATGTCGGCGTGAGGACGTTCCTCGACCGGACCGACAAGGTTCCTTTTCTCATCGCCGACATGTCGACGATCGGCGGCGTGTTCACGCCGGGAACGGGCATTGACCGCTCGAAATTCCCCGTCGATACGCCTGTCCATTTCACGACGAGCGATACGGAGATGGTCACCGCGGCCGGCACCGGCACGCTCAAGCAACTTATCGAGGCCTGCAACTACTCCGGCATCGTCGCGTCGATCGTCGCCTGTGTGCCCGACATTCTGGTCGCCGACACCGCCGATCAGAAGATGACGAAGATGGTTGGCGACTCCGTCGCCAAGACCGGCGCCTGGGCGATGATGGCGGCGCACGGTGAAACCGGCGTCGTGCCCGATCTCTTGATCGCGCCCGACTTTGCGCATCTGCGGCCGGGTAGCGCCGCCAATCCGATCATCACGGCCTTCGACGCCATCTGCGAGCGCCTGATCACGCCGCTGGCGATCGCCGACACGCCTTCGGCCGACAAAACCGTGGCGGCCGAATGGGCGGCCGACTGGGCCGATACGCTCAACGTCATCTGCTGCGGCCAGGGCGCGCGCGTCTCGGAAGCCGGCCTGCCGGTCACCCGCGCGAGCGCCCCCTATATCGCCGCGCTGATGGCGAAGACCGACAAGCAGATGGGCGGTCCCTACTACAACCCCGGCAATCAGCCGCTCGGCATTCTCGGGCCTTCGCGCGCCGTCGAGTGCAATTACACCGACCCGGACAGCGAGCATAACTGGCTCCTGCAGCGCGGCGTCAACACGATCGTGCAGCTGGAAAAAAACCGCACC